CAGTAAACACAACCACTGCATATAACGAATATAGATTCCATGTCACACAGACCCAGGCTTCTGTTTATCTCAGTATATGTTTATTTGATCTCTTCGGCATCCCCGAATACGACCCCGAGGCGCATGGAACTGATGTGACCGTAAAGTCGTATCCTAACGTTCCCAACACGGATTGGTTGGAGGTGTACTATGATGGACAAGACTACACACAGCCATCGGATTTCGCTGGGCCTGGTGGAGTTATAGATAAGGCGGGTGGGGACCAGAATGGGACAGCCGGAACTGGTGTCGGGTTTGATACAACGTATAAGGCTTTCACTTTTGATGGATCCATAACTGGTAATATTACGGGGACACATGGTTTAGGAACTGGTACAGGAATTACACCAACAATTTCACTTTGGTTTAGAATGAATGATACAGCTACAAATCGCTTCTTCGTGATTGGAACTCAGGGTCCGACGACCACTTCGCGGCAATCAATGACCGTTGGTCACCACCAAGGATTTGTTTATCTAGATTATTGGTATTCCGAAGTACAAACTCCTTCTACTGCAGTTGTCGCAGATGAATGGTATCATTTAGTAATTGTCCATAAAGGACCGGGTACGACAGCTAGTGGTTCTCAAGATATCTATCTAAATAATGTTAAACAGACATTAAATCTCCACGCCTCAAATAATAGTAATGATACGTTTGATTTACAAGGTACAGGACTCGTAATAGGTTCCAACCCAGATAATACAACACAATTGAATGGCTCAATCGCGAACTTCCGCCTCTTCAACAGAGCCCTGACCTCCGATGAGATCTACCAACTCTATGCCTACCAGAAGGAGGACTTTGGACATAGTACCAACAACATGACCCTTAAGGCGGGGCGTTTGGGGATTGGGACTTCGGAGCCTCGGGCGGCTTTGGATGTGCGAGGAGTTATAAATGCTACTAGGTTCAATACTCTAGTAGCGGAACACACTGTTACTTCTACAGTTGATAGTGTCGAATTTACTGGTCTAGACTTAATCGGGGATGGTGGTACATATAAAATAATTTGGAAAGCAAGAAATACTGGTGCTACAAATCCACAATACTATATGACCGTTAACGGAGACACAACAGAAACAAATTACTATTACGGTGGTAAACAACATACAAATGCAGAGAGTGTTCATAATGGTAATTATCCTACGATATTTAGAGCCGGACAAGACTCAAACCATACATTAGAAATCACAATGACGCGTTCTTGTGATGGATACATAGTTGCACATGGACAGGGAAATTTTCATACCGGAAACAACCTGAATCATGGAGCGGTTCAGGGGTGGGAATTAAATAGATGGTTTTATAAAACCCCGGGTAACGTAACGAGTATATTATTCAGTTCGGCGAATCCTACAACAGCAAGATATGGCTCCGGTTCAAACATACAAATTCATAGATACATGTAATTTCCTCCAAAGTGTGACCCACTTTGCAAGAAAAAGAGTCCCGTACTCCGTCACTTAAAATAACCTCCCTCAATAGTAGATGTCAGTCAACGGTTCGAACAACTTCTTGAACATCGAGGACGCGAACCTCCGAGTCAGGAACGGTTCGGTGCACGCTCAGGGGATGACCATCGGCGGAGCCATCGTCTCCGCCTCGCACGGTCTTCAATCCGTGTCCGACACGAGCAACACCACCAGTAACACGCTCCAGTTCACCAACGCGACGACCGCCTTCAAGGCGACGAGTAACCTCGAGTTGACGGCGAACACGGCGATCGTAGTGGAGTCCAACGTCCTCATGGATTTCAAAACCTTGGGTCAGATTGAGTTTCCCGGGAGTACGGTGGAACAGGAGTATCCTCCTAGGGGATTAGTTGGGGATAACCTCGTATTCGACTCGGCGGGTCCCGGTGCGTATGATTATAACGTCGAAGGACATGGTGTTTTCAAATTGTTATCCACTTATGATTATCATGCATCAACTTCAGATGATCGTCGAATATACAAGTTGTTTGATAAAAGTGATTCTACACTTACACATTGGAGTACGTTTAATAGTAACCCCCCATACGAAGCCACAACGAATGCACAAATAACCACTTTAGATGGAGGAAGTACAATTACAGCACATTTCGCAGAAATTCAAATGCCCTACAAAATCACCTTAAAAAAGTATATACTGACTTCCAGTTCACAAGTTCCCAGAGCCCTTAAAACCGGTATGATTGTAGGAAGTAACGACGGTAACGTGTTTCACGTGCTACACAATGTCCCAGATTTCGGGTTTACCGCGACATCTCAACCGAAAGAGTATACGGTAGATAATACAACAACTACATACAGAATTTTTAGACTCTTACTCATGAACACTAATGGACACGCGGCATGTAACATGAACGAATGGCGTCTCTTCGGCACCCCCGGTCCCACGACCCTCGATAAGGGTTCGCTGACTCTAGGAAGGTCCCTCGATGTTCCCCGCGTTTCGCGGTACGACGTGGATACGGAAACCCCTAGGCCCGAGAAGTTGGTGGTGGATTTCGATACCACCGTTAATTCCTCACCCACAGATATCTCAGGGAAGGGGAATCATGGGAGGTTTTACGGAACTGCCCAGTACTCCGCAGCGGATAAGGCGTTTACTGGTTTCCCAAGTTCTTCCTCTAATTATATAAAGGCAACGCTGAATGGTGCTTCCGGTGCGTACGCACACACACAGTCCTATTGGATCAACGGTGCTGATACGACCCCGAGGTGTGCATTTACGGTGGGAACAAACACTGGAACCTATTCTTATCTGTATATGTGGTTAAATACATCTAAATGGGTGATGAGTGTAGATGGGTTTGGTTTTCAATATGTTGAAACAATTGACGATAACAGGTGGTACCATATAGCAGTAACGTACGATGGTGGATCTGTTCAGGATTCTTATAAATTTTACCTCAACGGTGAATATAAGACACCCACTAGTGTCGATAACGCTTCGTCTTTTAACTCCTTAAATCTACCTTCAAATCCCGAAGTTAGAATAGGCAGAGACGATAACGTCCAATGGTACAATGGAATGGTTTCAAATCCAAAAATATACTCAGTCGCCCTCGAACCCTCGGAGGTCCGCAAACTCTACAACTTGGGCCGAACCGGGCGGTCCATGGTCATCAGCGACACGGCCGTCGGCATCGGGAAAGCCCCTGAAGCTCAGTTGGATGTGAGGGGGAACTTGAACGTTGACGGTGTAATCACGAATCAAAAACCCGCCTTTTACGCGGAACTGAGCAACGCTTCGAGTCGATCCATAGGCCCCGGGGTCGCGGTTTTCAACGATGTGTTATATAACAGGGGTGTCTGTTACGATGCATCCACAGGTTTATTTACAGCTCCGATCACCGGTGCATATAAATTTCACTGTTACGGGTACGGTCAAAGTACCAGTAAACCTTTCTGGGTAAGGCCTTGGTTAAATGGTTCGTATTGGGCGCGGGGGCCATATAGCATATACTCAGGTGCGGGTGAATGGATAGTACCGATGAACGCCGGTGACACTCTTGGGATGTATTTACCGTCTAGCAATTATGCGTTTTACGTAGGAGGTGATAGACACAACGGTTTCAGTGGTTATCTCGTTGGATAAAAATTGTGAAGGTATAATAAATGGTACCCACGACAGGATACGACGAGATGGATCCGATGGAACTCATTCGGTTATTACGCAACCAGCGCCTCGCCGAGGTGGATTGGGTTTTCTCCACGGATTACCATATCCCAAATCAGATGAGAGACGAGTGGACGCGGTACCGCCAGGCGCTCCGCGACCTCCCTTCGCTCACCGAAGACCCGGAGAATCCAGTCTGGCCCGAAAAACCTACGGTCAACCCGAGCGGGGGGTCCACCGTGAGCGTCGACCTCGACCACCTCGCGGGTATCGCGTCGCAGGTCACCCTCCTCCAGAATGTTGTTTTCCAATTGACGAAAAGAATCCAGCAACTCGAGCAGGCTTAAAAAATAAAGTCTCAGTATATATATAATACAAAATGTCTGGCGGTATTGCCCAACTCGTCGCCGTGGGCGCCCAGGATGCGCATCTCGTAGGATCCCCCGAAGTTAGTTTCTTTCGCTCAACTTATAAACGTTACACAAACTTCAGTCAGACGGTCGAACGTCAGGTGATCCAGGGGAACGTCAACAACAACGGCATGTCCACCGTGCGCTTCGAGCGCAAGGGTGACCTCCTCAACTACGTCTACCTCGCACCGCACCGCGTCACCGAGGCTGACACCGCCGCTGTTACAGACTGGACCACTCTCATCTCCAAGGTCGAGCTTCTTTGCGGGGGTCAAGTTATAGACACCCAGGACTCCACGTACTCCACCCTCATCGCGCCTACCCTCTCCGCGACGTCGCAGTCCAAGTCTGTCATCGGAGACCTCTACGGCGGCGCTACCGACGAGAAATTCTACCCTCTCCGGTTTGCTTTCTGTGAGAACTGGCAGTCAGCCTTACCGCTTGTCAGTTTATCTTACCACGACGTCGAAATTAGGATCACGTGGGGGACCGGTGCCAACGCGTACGGTTGGAACGTGTACGCCAACTACGCGTACCTCGACACCGAGGAGCGTGAGGTTTTCGCCAGCGGTGGCGCTCAAAACATGCTCTTCACTCAGGTGCAAAAGTCGGTCGGATCTGGTTCGAAGATCCAGGAACTGAATTTCAACCACCCGATCAAGTACCTCGCCGCAGGTGGCAGCAACCTCGGCATCCTCGACCCCGCAAACAAACTCAAACTCCAGATCAACGGTACCGACATCGCGGACTACAAGTTCGCCGATCCTAACTTTTCTTCGGTACCTCTCTATTACCACACGTCCAACTCCAGTGTCAGGGGTTCGAAGCTTTTCTTCGTGCCTTTCTGCCTGGACGCCGCCAAGTTACAACCGACCGGTACCTTAAACTTCAGCCGACTTGATTCGGCCCGCATCCAGTCTACGGCGCAAGACTTTGACGACTCTATATACGCTGTTAACTACAACGTGTTACGTGTAGAGAACGGCATGTGCGGTTTATTATATTCTAACTAAATGGTATGTGGAAGATTATATTCCTCTTAGCGATCGTCTTTGTGCTGACATACAACCCCAGAGCACAGACTATCGAAAGATTCATCGGACAGCCCGCGACGCCTCCGACCGAAAAAAGTTGCCAGTCCACGCATTTCCAAGCCGTGCAGTTCGCCACCAGCCCGTACCAGTGTCCCAAAGACGACGGTGTCTCGATGGGTGTAATTACTTAAAAAGAAACATCGCACTCATATTATAATGATTCCAATTGATCGTGAGGTCCTTACAAGCATCGCCGCCGTGGTCTGCATCGCCGCTGTCATCTTTCTTTTCCGTGAGATGAAGAAGTACAAGGAGGACGTCGACGAGTTGAAAACCTTCAGCAGTCATGTCGCGCGCCACCTGTCCCAGCCCACGAAGATCAGCATCGACACGGCGAAAGAAGACACAGTCGAAGAGCAGGTTTTAGACGCCGAGAAATCCGAGGAATAACTTGTCGACTAATAGTAGAAACGCTAATGCGCTATGAAAAAACACAAAGCAATCGCAGTTCTAGTATCATTTGAGGGAGACCAACCACGGTTTCTGACCGTGCGTGACTTCAGATTTAAGGATTGGATATTCGTGACGGGGGGTTGTAGACGCAGAGAAATCTCGAACCCGATTCGTTGTGCACTCCGAGAGCTTGAAGAAGAGACCCGTGGTGTCATCTCTCTCAAAAACGGTGAGTATACAGATTTCAACTTCATCGTTAAAGAGAGTCCCACCGTGGACCTCGAATATAACGTATTTGTGTTTTATGTAGATTTCAGTCGAGCAGAACAACACAACCAGGTGCGCAGGTTTTACGAAGAAAAGGCTAAATACGTGTTGAAAAAACTCCATAATCAGCCAATCAGGAAAACGC